TCCTTTTGGTTTTAAATTTAAAAGGTAACCTCTTCTAATCTCCCCATCTTTAACATATTCCATTTTAAAATAATAATTAGGAATATCCTCTTCTTCTCCATTAACTGTTCTTTTTGTTGTTCCTAAAACTAAATCCATTAATTCATCTGTAACAACGTGTTCTATTTCATCAGTCTCTGGTAAAAATCTTGACCTATCAATATCTGAAGTCAATACATCTGTTTCTTCACTATATTTCTTTTTACCTATAAATTGAGTTGAAACATTACTATTTCCTTTAGCGTAAGTGTGTCTTATATATTTATCTAAATAAGGTTCCATACCAGCCCTAAATATCCAGCCGTGTCTAAACATCATTTGCAGTGGTGTAAATAAAAAACTTCTCCAAGTTTCGGGTGAGTGTATATCTGTTGGCTCTTCCTGTAATCTATCTGTCCATTCAATTTGCTCATAATTTTGTCCATCTGTTTTTTTTAAGTCTAAAAACCAATTAGCTGCATCCCTTGGTGTATCTTCATCAGCATAAAAAATTTCAGGTTTTCGTCTTGTTAATTCAGCGCCACGCTCATCGGCTCTTGTTTTAGATTTTTGATCATATTTATTATCTGTTCTTTTTATTGGAAATACAAAATTACTATTAACATTAGGTTCATCTAAACCATTTTTATCTTCATAATCTCCGCTAATTTCATATCCAAAAGAACCACCACTAAAAAATAAATCAGGATCCATCTTCTCAATACTTTGATTGCTTCCAACTGGATACGGTAACTTCACAACAACTTCTGGTTGATAAAAATATTTTAAATCTTCAATTCTAACTCTTTCAGAAAGCACATTAGATTCAATACCTATCCCTATGTTAAATACAGCCATTAAATCATTAAATATATCTTGTAATGAAATTGTTAATGACTTGTAATTTTCACTTGTAGGATTAAAAGCTCTCAACCAAAAACCACTAATCATACCTATTAAACCGCCAAAACCATTTTCAACATAATTTATACGCGGGTGATTATCTCTACCAAAATATTTAGAATAAAGTAAATCTTGTTCTCCTGTAATTATATATAATAGTCTTTCTACAACATCGTGTACAAATGCAAAATCTAAACCAACTGATTCTTCGTAATATTCTACCGAACTAATTTCATAAAAAGAACGTGGATCTGTTTCTAAAAATCTTAATCTAAAGTGTTCATCCCCAAATGACCATTTAATAAATAGAATATCATTCCACTCTAATGTAGCTTTATATTGTCCCTTATAAGAAAAATGACCTTTCATTCCAGTTATACCATCCACTCCAACTGTTTTTGTAGCTAATATATCAACATCCACTTCATCAAATGTAGCGTAAGTCGCATTCCATTTAGCGTGTACTATTTCTAATTTCCACCAAACTTCAACATTATCCATATGAAAATTAATATCATAATCAAGAGTAATTTCAGTAGGCTTTAAATTTTCGTCTTGTGTCTTAGCGAATATAACGTGATCTTCAGTTAATTCTCCATCATCATATTCTCCTATATATATTAGACTATGCCTATCTGGGCCTTGAGAAATAATTGTTGTTAAAGGTGTAACAACTTGCAATCCACTAAATTGTGGTAAATATTCAGCTGGAGCATTAAATGTAGCTTCTCCTCTATCAACAATACTACGACCTTTTAAATTAACTTTGTTTTTTATAAAAGGAACAAGATTTTTTCCATCAATAGAATCAAGTCTTTCTATTTCAAATGCATCAGTTTCGTATGACTTTAAAATATCGGCTAATTTATTTCCGTTAAATTTAATAGTTAAAATATCGCCTTTTATAACTCTTTCCTGATGATCCGCTAAAACAGAATACCTTTCAACCCATTTTAACTCGCCATCAATATCTCTTAATACCTTTTTTGTCAATCTGCAATTTGCATTTATACCACCTATTGCATAAGCTGAAATTATATATTCTTTGGCCTCTCCGGTAAACTTTAAATCACTTGTAAGATTAGTAAACATTCCGTGGTACGTATCGTGTCTATCTAATTGAAAATCATCATCATCCCAACCTTGTGGTTCATCTATTCTTATAGAATCCGCAAAATCAGATTTTAAATAATACCTTTCGTAATCACTATATGTACTTCTAATATCACCCATTATGGTTCCATTTACCTAAAGAACGTCTATACGTTTCGTTTGATGATTTATTTCTAATATTAATTATGTTGCTTATTTTAGCTTCTCTCCATCCATCAGCTATTGAATTTTGTATTCCATCGAATAACTTGTTGAATTGTGATTCTGAAATTTGACTTCCACCATTTAAAGCAGATAAAAGGAATATATCTTTATTCATTTCATCATAGTCTTTGTAAATTGTATCGTGAGGCTTCAACTTCACTAAAGCATTTTTAGTATTTGTAGTTAATATATTACTACCTCTTTTTACATATTCTTGTTGTCCGCCATCGTTAATCATACCAACGTGTTCTTTTTTAATCTCACCAGCTCCCTCTGCATATTGTGGTATTGGTTGCGCTAACACTGTCGCTGCTTGTAGTGCGCCTAATATCGATAAAAAAGCAATTTGTTTAGCTAACCATACTTCTCCTATAATCGCTGGCATAGCCGCGGCTTGAACTGTTGATCTTGATATTGCAAGTGATGTATTTATAGCTATATCTGCTATTGCAAAAGCTTTTTTAACTCGCGCTTGTCTTTGTTCCTCTTTTAATCGTTCTTTTTCTAAAATTGCTTTTTTAACTGCAAGTTCATCTTCTAAGGCTGCTTTTGTTGTTGCATCTTTTTTCGCTAATTCAATTTCTTTTTCATATTTTTTCTCTAAAGCATTAATTTCAGCATCTATTTGCTCAAGCCTTCTTTCTCCAAAAGCATCATATAAATTTCCAATTTCACCCAATATATCTTGGATCATCCCTAAAGCTTCTTGAAATTTATCTGCTAAACTCATTTCATCAAATACACCATCAAGACCTTGTAATTTACCTTCAAGCAAATCAATATCGTGCATTATTTTCTCATAGCGTTTATCATCTTCCATACTTTTAGCTACCCAAGCTTGAATCTTGAGTATTTCTATTGCCTCCAATGTTGCAATATTAATTCTTTCTATTGCTAATTTTTTAAGCTCAATATTAATCTGTTTCCTTCTTTCAACAGTAGTATCTTTATCTATTAATTCTTTATTTAATTCTGCTATTTTTTTATCAGTAGCCCAAGTAGCTTGATCTATTTGCTCCTTATACATCTCTTTATTTAATGAAAGCACTTCTTGAACCATTGCGTTTTCATTACTTACAATATCTTGAGTATGTTTTTGAGCGTTTAATTTAAGTTTTTGGTCTTTTTCGTTATTTATTTTAACAACTTGAGCGGCATAATCTTCTGCTAAAATACTACCTCTTAAATATTCTTGTTCTAAATCTGCAATTTCTTTTTTAGCACCTTCAGTAGCTTTATTATCAGCCATAGTTTTATCTGAATCTGCTATTTGATTTAACATTTCGTTATTCTTTCTTGCCAATTCAACTCTTTTTTCCCAAGTCGTTTCTTCATCTGCCATTATATCCTTATTGGATTGAATTAAAATTTCCAAACGTGCATTTTTTATTTGCTCTTCTAAATCAAGAATAAGTCGAAGTCTTTTTACGCGTTTATGATGTGTTGTTTCTTCAATACCCATTATTTCGTTATACAATTTTTTCTCTTCATCATATTGAGCTTGAAGTGGTTTATTCTTTCTAGCAATAGCATCGTGTCTGCTTTCTCCCTTATTAACTTCCAAGTGCGAAACATTTGTTAGTCTCATTTCATCTTGTATTTGCTTCATTCTATCGCTATGATACTGAGCTGTTAACTTCGCCTTTTCTGCTTCACTTTTTACATTTTGATCTGCAAGAAAAGCCTCTGCCCCTGCAATAGCTTTTTTACGAATTTCATCCTGTGCCGTAATTGCTAAAAGAGCCTCTGCGGCTTCAATCTGTCTGTTGCTAAAATCTTCTTCTGATTTAAGGAATTTTTGTCGTTCTAAAAAAGCAACCTTATCTTCTGGACTCATCTTTACCCAACCGGCTCCAGAACTTGAGTTTATAGCATCAGACATAACTTCCAAATCACCATTAACACGTCTTACGGTTTTTCCAAGCTCTTCAATATAAGTACCAGCGCCATTATCCTGGCCATCCCTACCTGCTTGTGTAATTGCCTCTAATTCATTTTTTGTTTTTTGAAGAGCGGCTGTTTGTTTCAATATCGCTTGTTGTGCTAAAGCCTCTGATAATTCCCTATTATCATCAATAAAATCTTGTACTTTTCTTCCAGTGATTTCTAACGCTTGACCAAATTTATCAACCTCTTCAACTGCATCTGTTGCGTTTGTTCCAATTAAAATAATAATATCTGCAAGTTCTTTTGATTGCTCTGTGGTTAATTTTGATTGTGCTGTTAACTCTTTATATCTTTGGTAAAGAATTTCAACTTCAACTACTGTTTCTCTTATTCCTTTTGCAAGTTCTATTTGTTTTTTATTTGCTCTTGATAATGCTAAAGTCTCTTCTTCCGTTTCACTACGAGTTAATCTCATTATTGCTAATAATGCTCCAAAAGCCAAAACAACTTGCCCTAATGGTGTTGTAACTAACATTGTCCAAAGCAATCTTATTTGAGCATAAAGTATTTTACTAACTAATATAGCTCTTGCCATAACTGCATTATATACCGTTTGTGCGGTACTTGCTTTTAATGTAGCTAATGCTTGTGTTTGTGTTTCTAAAATCCGTTTTAAATTTTCAACTCCAAGTGCTGCTGAAAGTGCTAATGATATTTTTGTAATAACATTACTTGCAACCATTGCAATTTTTAATAAACTAAATGCAGCAATTAAATTTAATGTTACACCTAAAACGGTTTTTAAATTATCTGCTAAATAATTAAATATTGACATTAATTTACCTGAAGCATCGCTACCTTCATTAAAATCTCTAACTAAATTAACCCAAGCGTTACGCAACCTAATTGTTGCTGCTTGTAATGTTTCAACTCTTTTAACTTTGTCTAATCCAAATGCAATATTTACTTGTCTTGCAAATCCAGGCAATACTTCTTTAGTAATAACCTCGCCTTTCTTCAACATTTTATCAAGTTCAGAAGTAGTAACTCCCATTGAGTTTGCCATAATATCCATCGCGCCTGGCAAACGCTCACCTAACTGTCTCCTTAATTCTTCAGTTGTTATTTTTCCTTTAGAAATCATTTGTTCCAATGCAAGGAAAATACCTTGAAGTTCATCTGTTCTTAAACCCAAAACACCTGCGGCTTTAGTCAATGTTCCAAAAATTTCTTGTGTTTGTTTTGCAGTTAATCCAGCTTGTTTAGAGGCTGCTCTAAATTTTATAAATCTATTTGTGGTTGTTACAATTTCAGCACCGAAATCATTAGTTATATCTATTAACCACTTTTCTGTTTGTGCTAATTCTCGAACATCTGTAATAACAGCTTTCATAGAAAAGGATAGAGAATCTAATTTTTTCATTAAGTTGAAAGCATCTCTTATTGCATTGGCAAATAATACAACTCCTCCAAGAACTCCAAATGCCGCCAACATACCAGTTACTGAATTTTTTAGTCTTGAAAACATCCCGGAAAGACTACTTTTTGATACCTGATCCATCTTAGCTTTCATCTTTGTCAAAGCTGTATTTGCAACTTTTAATTGTGTTGTAACTGCTTTTAATGCTGTTTTTGTATTGGATAATTGTGTTTTATAATTTCGTTGAGATTTTGTCATATTTTTTAATGACTGATTTAATCTATCAACATAAGGAATAACTTTTTTTATAGCTGATTCTTGTGCTTTAATTGCCGCTGCAACTTGCTTATTACTAATCACACCAGCTTCTCCCATTTTTATGGTTGCTGTTCTTAATCTATTAAATTGAAGTATCAGTGCCTTAATGGCGGCTTCTGCTTCTGCTGTTGTTATTTGTATTCCGGGCATAATCTTTAGCTTTTTCCTTACTCATTTGAATCATTTTTACCCAAGATGCAACTGGCGTTATATTTGGATCTATACTTCTTTTCAATTCTAAATTCCTTTCAAGATACAAAGCATCTCTATCTAAATCAATTTTAACCTGTTTTTTATTTGACTCTAAAGATTTAGCTAATTTTAATTTTGCTATCTTAATTTTATTCTTTAGACCTTTCATTTTATTTGTTAAAGCGATAATCTGCTTGTCTATTGGCTCATCTAACTTAATGTGGTATTTGGGTTCGTTTATCTCATTAATCAGCGTTAAAGAACTTGTATTGCCATAATCAATATATAAATTAACTAAACTTGTTATTATGGTATATAAAAAAGTCCAATCATTTATTAAATGTCTTTTTTTAAGCGTTCTCCGAAGTTTATGGTTTTCTGATAATTCGCTATATTCATAATAAATAGTTTCAAAAATATCTGCAAATTCAATATTTTGCTCTTCAGTTAATTCAAATTCAATATTTTCTGGATCAAAATCAATAACTAAATTTCTTAAATCATTTGTCTCAATAATGTTATGAAACCTCCTAATTGGTAAAGTGCTACAACTTTTATATAATTTCATTAGTAAAAATTTATTTTAACTCCACCAGCCAATTCATCATTTACTCTTTTTTGAACGTATGCTTGAAGTTGATCTGCAACTCTTTTTTGTTCCTCTGGTAATAATTTTAAAATCGAAGCACCGTATTTTCTTTTTAATGCTTCTGTCTTTCGTTGATTTTCTGGGTCACTATCTCTTACTTTAATGTCAATCCAAAAAACCTTTCTTTCACCCCATACCCAAGCAAATAAACTTTTATACCAAGATCCAGTCAAGTTTAAAGTTGTTAGTCCAACTCTCTTGTGTCCTTGTTTCCTTTTCCAATCTGCGTATCGTTTTGGGTATTTTGGCAAGATAGATCCATCACCACTTTGGCCTTTAGTCCAAAGCCTACTTGTAATCAGTCCAGTAATCCATCTTCGACCAGAAGCCTGGCCTTTTGGAACATTATCGCCATAAATATAATCCTCAATATAAACTTTAATTTTCTTATCCTTTATATTGTGTAATTTTTTTATGTATTGCGATAGATCGCTACCAGCTCTTGAACTTGCCATATCCCATTTTTTAAAAAAGGAGGCTGAAATCATATCCAACCTCCCCCTTCTTATTAACCAAAAAAACTAACTGTTTATGCAACAGCAGTTTCAGTTACAATCGCACCGCGATATAAAACTCCACCATTTAAAACAACGGCAGTTAAGGTTGGGATATTATAAGTTTCAATCCCTAATACTTCTCCAGCTCCAACGGCTACAACAGTTCCGGTATATTTACCTGGAGTGTTTTCAACAATCGCCATAGCGGTAGTTACACCATCAACTGTGTATTTAATGTCAGCATCTATCAATCCCTCAACTGGAGTAACACCATCAGCGGCTAATACAACAGTAAAATCTATTGTAGTTGCAGATGCAGCTGGTACTGCATCGAAAGAAAAGACAATTCCATTAACACCATCAATTTCTTCAGGAGAAAAATCAAGTTGGTCTCTCATCGCAAAAGCGTATTCTTGATCCCATTGGTATCTATCCAATAACTGAATAGAAACTGATTTGGATTCAGGATCTCCACCGAGAGTTTTTGTGTTGGTCAACATCGCAATAGTTTGTCCAGAGGTAAACCCTTTAAAACCATCAGCTGTTTCAACCATTCTCCAGTTCCCTTCTTCATCAGCGAAGATATAATCTAACGCTTTAAATGAAGTCAACTTCGCTAACTCTCTGTAAAATTCGTGTCCTTCTTCAAAACCGAATTTGTATTTAGGCAATCCTAAAGTGTTCAAGCGATCCACACCTCTTGAATTAGTAGTAATTGCATCTTCACTTGATTCGTTATCAAATGATTCAGCCCCAATCAATGGAATAAATTTCCCAAGTTGAATCTGGCTATCGATATAAGCTTTGTTAAAAACCGTTGCATTTGGTATCACAAAACCCTTTTGGATTCCAATTGCGTGAAGAGGTGTTCCCCATTCAATCTGGCATCCTAATTTTCCTGTGTCTGCGTTTGCACCTCCACAAGAAGCTTTCTTATTAATAATAGTTTGTAAACTCATTACTTAATTTTTTTAATGTTAATTAAATGTTCAAGTGACTTTTTATCTTTGGTTTCAAATGTATCTCCAACCTTAAAGGTCTTTGTTCCATCTTTATAACCAACCTTAAACTCCACTATCACTTTTCCTTTGTAAACTTTAGTTCTCTTTGCTTTTGTTGTCATAATTTAAATTTTTATAGGTCTTAAACAAGTATCATTTATTTCTACATCCACTGTAAGTTTTATTGCATCCCAAATGTCAACAAACTCACCTTCACCGCCTTCGGCTTGATCGCTATAATTACCATATTTTATTATTTCATAGTTGCTATCGTAAGATAACGTATTAGAAACAGTAAAACAATCTAACACACTATCCAATAAAGGGTAAAGTGTATTAGCAAATGTGGTTAATAATCGCTCATCGTAAAGCATTTCAGAATTAGTTTCAACAGCTAATATTAGGACTAACCCAATAACTTCAACTCTTTTTCTATTCAAATGCTTTTCAATAAAAGGCATATCCAACCAAATTAAAGGATAGTTAGAATTTCCTTGCGACTGGTTAAAAAAAGCTATTAGCTCTTTCTGATCACCAGCCTTAAATAAAGGAGGATAAGAATTTGTATCTTGTCCTACAATATCCGGCAAGTACGCGAACATCTCACGTAATCTATCTTCAACTTTTATGGTTGTTTTACCTATTTTGCTCATATACCAAATTGGTTTTTATAAACATTCCAGTATCCTGGCTTAAAGTCAGGGTAAGTGTCTGCAATAGCATCGTTCATATCACGAATAAACTTGTAAAGTGTCACTTCGTTGCTTTCGTAATAATAATCAATACCATATCCAAACCTACTTACAATTAACTCCTTTTTAAATTCTTTACCCTGAATCATATCAACCATCTTTCGAAAAGCTTTTATGGCCCTTGGTGCAGGACTCCTCTCAACAGCATTTTGTGCTTTTCCTTTTACGTATCCAACACCGGCTCTAAAAACATCGGCATTTTCTTCATAATTGTAAAAAACATAATTTGCTAAAAAACTTCGGTTAGGTAAGCTATCTGTTGGTTTATTCTTAAAACGAATACCTCTCCAGGTAACTAAATCGCCTGATGGATCTGTGTATGTTTTACCATTCAGTAAATCATCCCACTTTGCAATAGATCCGGCTTTTAATCCTGTTGCCTCTGTTGAATCAAGTTCTGCATTAAACAATGTAAATAATTGAAAACCTAAGGACTTAATCAGACACTCACGCTCATATTCTTCTATGAAAGAATCCAACTCTGCTGAAACCGTTGTAACGTCTGACGATACACTTGGTTTAGCGTGAGGTATATAAATCTCATTTATATAATATGTGTTGTTCGTAATCATAATTAAATCCTTTAATTTTTCTATTCTTTAATTGTTTTAGGAACATACTTCTTAATCTTACCGATTACTTTGATATGCCCTTTCGCTTGTAAAGTTTCTGCTGTTGAACTGTGATAAACTACTTTCTCTCCTTTGAGACCTTCAGTTAATCTTTCACAGTTGTACATTCCAGGTGTTAATTTCTTCTCACTCATAATACTTATTTAAAGGTTAATAATAATTCAATTTATGCAGCTGTAATAGCAGCTTTAACAGTAGCTATAACATCATAAACAAATGCCGCTTGATCCAAATTTTTAACATATTGGAAATAACGACTCTCTCCTACCATTGTGAACTTGTTAGTAATTAATTGGTCATTAATCCAACCAACTCTAATACTAAAAGGTACATAATTAACAATATGATATTTACTCATATCTGCTACAAAGATATAACCAGCTGGAATTTTAATCCAAGGTTTAATTCTTACGCCACCAATTCTTATTTCATTAAACAATCCAGCTTGAGGATAAAGTGGCAGTCCATTACCATCTTTTGCTCCAACTAATTGTAAAAAGAAGTCAACTGGGTTAATCAACACAATATTTGGTTGATAATGTGCTTCATCAGTAAACGCCTGAGTTCTGTACACATCAGTTATAATTGCATTAACAACATCCATAAAGTTAGAAGTACCAGCTGGGAAAGCATCAACCATAGAAGTTGATACAAATGTTCTACCATAAACAGTAGCTCCCGTTGGTAAACTTCCTGTTCCTGCGGCAAAGAAAACATTGTCAACTTTAAATAAATCGTGTTGTTTTACAAGATACTCTCTTGCAACACTCATCATTCTTGTGTAATCTGTAACAGATTCCTCAGTCAATATTTCATAAGCTGCTGCTTTTTTAGGCGAAACATATCTGTTCTCCCATTCAAAATCGATTTGTGGTTTCGTTCCACCTTCCAATACGAATTCGTAATTACCATCTTTTGGTATCATTTCAGTATAAGAAAAACTCGGTGAGCTGGTTCTTGATACTGTACATAACGACAATAAGTTATTATCGTTTCTTAAATTGAAACTTCCTAAATCAGTACTCACATCCAAAGGAGGAGTATCAATATCAGTTCCACTGGCAGTTGTAATGTCGTCAACAAGTTTCGGTACAAATACAATTTCTCCCGATTTGTTGGCAACAATTTCTTCAAGTTTTGTTTTGTTAGCAGATAAAAAATCGCCAAACTGCCCTACAAGACCTTTAACCACTTTTGCTTTCTGCGACTCAATAAAACTATCTAATGCTTCTCCCTGTTCTTTTATTGACTTCGTAATAGCCAAAATTTCATCCTTGGAGGCATTATTTTTTTGAGCTTCGACTAAATCAGCTTGAACTTTTTCAAACTTTGTGTCTAATGCTTGCATAATTTGCTCTTCATTCATAATTTTCTAAATTATTTGTTAAACATTAATTTTAAATAAAGTGGTTATCCCGGCTTTACTTGTCTTATAAATAGTGATCATATCGGCTATTTACTCAACCATTTTTTAATTGCATTTAATTTAATTTCACCTTCAGTAAGCTCATCGCCTTTTGAAGTTGATATTGTCGGTGTGATAGGATTACTTCCCATCGGAACCGCAGATCCCTCAATCGCTTTAGCTTCATAAACAGCATAGAAATATCCTTCTTTTTTTACTTCTGCTTTATTAGCGATTTGTTCAATATGCTTATCGTATTCTTCTTTGTATTTTTCATCCCCCTCTTCATCAGAATCAAAGGCCATCTTAATATTTACATAGTACATTCCAACAGAGTGATTATCCACATTTTCAGCTTTGTATTCCTTATACATTGTTGAGTTTCTTGACTCTTTTACAACTGAATCAAATACTAATGCCTCTGTCTTTCCTTCAATATCATAGCCGAGTTGTTTCCAATCGTATGTCTTAGTGAAAGCTTTAAGGTCATCTTTATCCGCTATGATTTTGTCGAACTTCATTTCGTGTTCCTGGATATGTTTAATCCTACTATTCTCTTTTAAAGATTTTTTCCATAAACCATCAATATGCACATCTTTATGGCTATCTCGAACCATTGTTGTGTTAATAATAGCTCTAACTTTGACAGTTCCATCTTCAACTTCGGCTTTGCCAAAAGATTTTGAAATAGCTTCTTCACCAAGCATAACTGTAACTGGAGCCATAAAACAATCTGCTTGTTTAAATTGTGCTTTTTTGAATGAAAGCAAATCCTCTTCATTTTCTTTTAACCAAGTGAAAAGCTCCTGCTTTGTTTTAAATGTTGGTGTTTTCATAATTTAAATTTTTATATTAATTCCCCTCCAGTATTATTTTCAAGCCAAGTAACTAAAGCTGCCCAAGTATCAAACGGATCTCCTGTTGAATCTAAAATACTTGCAGTTGCTCCAGCCATATTTACATCGGTTTTTGTTCCTTTTACAATAGTTGTTGCAACCACAAATCCGTTTACATTCGTATCTTCATCTGCTGCAACTATCGTAATAGCTGATCCAACTGCTGTTGCCGTATAGTTTGGTGTTGATGTAAATGCTGTAATATTTGCTGCAACTGCTGTTGCTAAAGCATCTGGGTAATCACCTTCTACTTCAGCTCCACTCATTATTTCTACTGAATTAACAAGTATTCCACTAACCTCCGCATCATTTAAACCTCCTGTAAATACTGCGCCTGAAACTGCTAATCGTGTTCCATTACTTGAAGATAATGTAGTTGCATTTCCAATGGTTCCTCCGAGCATTGAAGTAATCGTAACTGTGTCGGTTGTTGCACTTGCGGTAACTGTATCTGGAACAGTACCAACTCTCACATCATTATTTATTGAATCAGCAAGATCAGTTGCGGCGGCATCATCATCTGTATCAATACTAAACTCTGTATTGTCAGCTTTTGCCCCAGCTACTGCTGTAAAAGTTCTTCCATCAACAATAAAATAATCAGCATCAACTCCGCCACTAAATACTGCTCCACTTACTGCAAGTCGTGTACCATCGCTTGATGTTAATGTGGTTGCATCCCCGGCAATTCCTAATTGGTCTGAAGTCATTGTAACAACTGCTGTACCTCCATTTGCTGAAGTAATAACTCCTAAAGTACCAACACGAACATCATTATTTATAGAATCAACTAAATCTGCTGCTGCTTGTATATCAGTTCCGCTTATATCAAATTCAGTATTATCAGCTTTTGTGCCAGATATTGCAGTGTATGTTAAACCATTAGCAACTACTGTATCAGCATTTACACCTCCACTAAATGTAGCTCCACTTAAAGTAATTGTTCCTCCAGTTTGTGTTAATGTTGTTGGATCTCCAGCTGTACCAAGTTGATCACTTGTTAATGTAACAGTATCGGTTGTTGGTGAAGCACTCACAATTCCAAGTGTACCAACCCTAACATCATTGTTTACAGAATCAGCTAAATCTGCTGCACACTCATTATCCCCGGTATCGGCAGAAAATTCTGTGTTATCTGTTTTTGCACCATCTACTGCGGTGTATGTAAGGCCATTTATCACTACTTCATCTCCAGCGATAACCGAAGTGCATTGTGCAGTTCCAGTACTAAAAGTGTTAGCAACGGCACTCGCTAAAGTAACGGTTCCAGTTGAAAATGTATTCGCAACAACACTCGCCATCGTAACACTTCCGGTTGCGTGAGTCGCTGAAGTAGTATCAATCGTAACAGATCCCTCTGCTGGTTCATCAGAATATAAAATTCTGCCTGTTAATTTACCATTTAACAAATGATTAAAAAGTTCAATGTATTCATTTGCATCGTTTGCGTAAAAACGCACATCCCTATAAGGGTATCTACCTGGATTATTCGAACCGTCTGTCCATTTTAAATAATTCCCTGAGATTTCTAATTTAACTCCCATAATTTATTTATTTTTTAATTAATACTTTGTTGTCCAATAATTTTTGCTTTACCTTCTCCATTTGCTTGGCTTTCAAGTAATTTTTGGATTTCTCTTTTTGATCCTTCTTGGCTTCCATTTCCTGTGTTATTTTGTGGTTGTTGTAATTCCTTTAACTTAATCCCTTTATCATAGCCACATTCCTCAAGTGCAATTTCATCTGGTAGGCCAGCCTTTCTTAAAGCTTCAAGCGCGTTACCTTTTTTAACTAATCCCTCATACTTTTCTAAAAGTATAAACTGCATTATTGGAAGATGCATATAACTACCAACCAAACGTAAATTTTTATCTTGAATTAAAGGTTGAAAAACTGCCGCCACTGCATCCATTGTTGCTTGTATCTCATTTTGAATATAAGAAACCATAGACTCTTTGAAGTTGTTGTACGTGGTTTTTTTTGCTTCCAGAGATAGTATATCTTTCGGTATATGTAACGCTGTATAGATGAGGTTTCCGTCAACTTTCACACTTTCATCGAGTCCAAGGTCTCTTAGTGCAATATGTAGTGATTGCCATTTTAAATCTGCTTTAGTAAGTAATCCCCTTTTTCTTCCTGCTCCAGTTCCGTAATTTGAAAAGAATAGATTTTCAGCATCTTCTTTTTCTTTATCACTTAATGGAAAAGTACCTGCTGTATTTTTATTTCCTGTTATAAGTTCTTTACCGTTTGTTTTTAGAATAATGTTTTTAGCGAGTAAACTATCTTTAGTATTAACTAATGTTTGTTTTAATCCATCAAGACGACTTCTGTTTTCAAACATATTTTCTGTATGTAAACCATTTGGTAAATCATAAAAAAAGAGCAAGTCCTTAAATGGTATTTGCTCATTCTCACCATCTCTATCATAGATGATCATTTTGTTTTTTATTGCGTTATTTTCATTAACTTTCGATAGTTTTGTGGTAAAATCATCTGAATATTCAATTAACTCTGGGTTTAATAAATACAGTGTAGTTGGTTCTGACATCCCAGTTGTGCTTCTTTTCCAAACAACAGCTTTACCGGCTGCAATCTGCATAAAAGATAAATTTTCAAGAAAATCTAATCCTGTTTGATAGTAGTTTGGTTTTTGTAGTAAATCTAAAAGCCAATGATCGTATGTTTTCTCTTGTGTAATCTTATTTTCTATGTAAAATTCGCCTTGAGAAAATAATTTAGATATAAAAAGTATAGCTGGTGTCAATATCGGATGGTTCTCTGCCATCATTATGTTGGACTCTCCTAAACTACCCCAGTTAGCATACTGGTTTACTTGATAGAAAGAATCACCCTTTAGGTTCCTCTCAAATAAAGGGAAACTAATCCTTGGGAATTTAAATGCCATCTATATAGATTTTCAACGAATCTACAACATAATAATCAAAAAAAAAACTCAAAACGTCATTTTAGTAAAAAAAACCCCCTGAAACGGCTTGTATCCGCTCACAGAGGGTAAATTCACACACACGAATTATGCCTGTATTTAGCACTAAATCCTTATTCCAAGATAACCAACTAAATAATTTATTACATATCTTAATGCATCCATTAAATGATCATCCATTTTTAATGGAATATCTGTACTTTTACCATACTTATCAATACTCCAAGAATAATTGTCATATTCAAAAGTTAAATTAGGAGATGGAACATAATAAATAGTAAATCCTTGTATTTGTGTAATACCTACTTCAACAGATCCACCGCCTTTTATCGCTCCAACAGCCATATAATTTTCAACAGTTAACGCATCAATATATGTCTGCCTTGCTGAATCGCAGACAATAATCGATTTGCCTGGGATTGCTTGTGGAACTTTCAGTTTAACCATAGTTGCTAACGAATCTGTTATATCCTGTAAAGGTGTATAAAGTCTTTCACAAATGAAAAAAGCTCCATCTCCATCATATTTAACTTCGACACAAGCAGTTGGATTACTTGCGCCAAAATCGAGACCAAAGTACGAATCATATTCTAATTCATCAAAAAATTCTTGAGTTGTTTCTCTCCAGCCTTTGTAAATTTTATTAGGTTTTTCAGCGCCAATTCCTAAACCATAAACCATCCACATATACTCGTTTGCTGTTTCTTGCTCTATATTTTTTATGTTAGGAGGAGGTTGGTTATGAAGTCCTACTGGCATCCCATTATAAAATACTTCCATCCCTATAACTTCGTAACTTCCTGTTTCCCAAGGCTCATATCCTTTTAATTGCTTAACAATATTTGGTGGACAAAATGCGTTCTTTTCATAATTTGAATGCAAGAATATAGTTTCCTTATTATGTCTGTGCTTCTCTAACCAAAAATTCTTACTCGGATTGTAATCACAAAACACACGATCTGCTGTTCTCTGTGTAATTTCAAGATAAATTCTTTCAATAAACTCTGAAACTTCGTTAAAAAATGAAATATCTTGTGTTCCACCCAATACTTTACCAATATTATCTGCTCCTTCAAATACAATTTTACTTTTGGTAGGTATATAAGTGAATGAACCAGCTTGTTTATTTTCCCTAATATCCTTGTAAATTTTATAGTCGAACATAATAATGTTTTGAAAATCCTCTAAAACTGAAGTTCTACATACGTTTTTTAAGTTCCTCCAAACTGTTATTTTAAGATTTTTTCGTCTTACCATTTCTAATAGTAAGAGTTGAAGTATTGAATAGCTCTTACTTGATCTGGAACCTCCCATTGATACAATTTCTCTATACCTATAAATAGGTTCTATATCTTCAAGTTTATTGTTATCAATATCTTCTTGGTTAATAACCTCGTGATATGCTTTATATGTTTCTTCAAAGGTTTCTGATACCTGTATATCCATTATTGTTTTCTTTCTGAAAAAACCACTGTAAAGTAATTTCTTAATTCTCCGTTTTTTATACCGTGTTCAATCGAAATTCCATAATGCGTTGCTTGTTCCTTTAAAATAATTTTTTTATGTCCTTCTGAACTCATCCAACCACGGACAACTCCTCTCGCTGTTCCGTGTCCAAATGCAACAATTTCTCCAACCCATTTTGCATCTGCGTATTGCTGTGCTTGTATAACTCTATCTGGAAAATTATCGTGGCTTGGCTTCATTTGTTTAACCATATATTTAGAATGTATTTGTGCTATTGTGCATAAATAAGGATCTAAAAATAATTCATTCAATCCAGCTTCCCACTGCCTCTCGTACATAATTAATTCAGCAACATCCATTTCGAAATCAGACCAATCGCTCTTAACTTCTGGTATAATAATTAAATCGGTTGTTTTTGGTGGTATTGTTCCTTTTTTCTTCTTTTTAAAACAGTCAAATATCATTCTACTAAATTTTTAATTAAAATCTTAAAGTTTGTTAGGCTTCTTACAATAAAGTAAGTGAATCCCTGATATTCAACAAGTTCTTGCCATTTCTTTTGATTATCGCTTTGAGTTGCTTTTTCATCACGCTTTAACTCAATTAAAAAAGCTCTTGTGTGGTGCATTAATATAAAATCGCTAACCCCGGAATACAATCCAGTTGCTTTTAACTTCTTAACTTCCCTTGGATCTCGTGTGCCTCCGTTTGGTACAGAAAATAACAACCCTCTTAAATGAGGGTATGTGTTCCAAAACCAAAAGTAGCATTTTTGTTGAAGAGCATCCTCTGTCTGCCCTTTAACATCTTCGTGTATGTTTTTCATTTTTTATGGTGTTTCTGCTGTTTCGTATAACAATACTGTTGCTGATCTGTTTATTCCAGGGATTCCATCTTTATTGTAATATTCAATAAGTTTATCCCGGTTATATGTTCTTGGTTGGTTGTTTACTTTAGATATTTGTTTTGCCAAGTCATCAATGTATCTTCGTAACTTTACTTTCTTTTTCTTATTCCATTTAAAGTTTACCCAACCTCTTTTGTCTTTACTGTAATCGTACATTTTTTATTCTCGCATTAAATGTTCAAATTGTATTTTAGCTTTTATTCCTTCTCCTAATTCTAATATGTGTTCTAATCCAAATGTCAACTCGCATAAAGGATATTGAAACTTGTTTTTTACGAGTTCATCCGCCAAGCTCTGTAAACAGGCTGGACTTTTGCATTTGTCTGCATCAATCAGAATTTGGGATAGGGTTCTTATTGCCATAATTTATTTGTATATTTATTGTTTGATCAACAACTTCACCACGTCCTCCGGCTTGTCTTATAACCTTTGGCTTGAAAAACTCTAACGCTTTTAAATATGTTCTTGTAAATTCCCTATCAGGTAAATTATTAAGAATATCATTAAATCGCTTTGCGTGTTCATTATCAATAGCTATTTTCAATTCACTCCAATTCTTACGAACCTTCTTTGAAATCGGTAGATCTACATTTGCCTTTGTCGGACTTTTCTCGTTTATAACTAAAGTAGCAATATTAATACTCTGCTTTGCAGCTTCAGCAAAAATATCATCCATAACTTCAGCATCTAATACCTCTTTTTTACGCTTCTTCTCCATTTCTCTGTTTTCTACTTGCATTAATAAAAGAAACCATTAACTTCTCAACGGCTTCAGTCATCGGTATGCCTTGCCGATATGTTTCTTCTTTGAAATTCTCCTTTATTTCAGAGTCTATTCGCATCGATAAATTTGGTCTTTCTTTTCCCATTACTTTTGTTGTATATACAAATGTATGTAATTAATATTTAATTTCCTAATCACTCTAAATTTTCCCCCCTCTTCGCACCATTTCCCAGTTACGGAGTTTACGAGATGTCATTACACCTCCTGGTTCCGCCGGTCCCGGCCAGAGTTAATGATCAGCAGCCACAACTTGC